CTCTATACATTAAAGGGGATGAAGAAGTTATTAAATCCCAAGCAGTATTAGATTATTATGAAAAAGTTGAAAACACCTTAAAAGAGATAATAAATAATATCAACAATCGTTCATTCCAAATAAAGAATGCAATTGATTGGGCGAGATATACTAAGGGTTTAGATGAGTGACGTTCTTATTAAAAAGAAAAACGAAGTATACCTTCAACTAAAAGTACCTCCTCACATAGGGTATGAACTATCTGATCACTTCACTTTTGATGTGCCAGAAGCAAAGTTCATGGATTCCTATAAGAAAAGGTACTGGGATGGGAAGATAAGATTATTCTCACCAGGTACAGGGGAACTATATTGTGGTCTAAAAGATTATTTGGTACAGTTTTGCGAAGAACGAGGATATGTTTATAACTTTGCAGAGAGTCAATACTATGGATTACCAGATGCAGAAGATGAATTAGTTTCATACGAAGGTGTAAAATCGTATGTAAAAAGATTTACTACACTTAAAGTAAGAGATTATCAATACTCTGCCATATACGAAGCATTAAGAAAGAGAAGAAAGTTAATAGTATCTCCTACGGGATCAGGAAAGTCATTCATGATCTATTCTATTGTTCGTTTCTTACAAGAGACAGGACAAAAGATTATGATAGTTGTACCTACAACCTCTTTGGTTGAACAGATGTACAAAGATTTTAGAGATTATGGTTGGGATTCCGAACAGTATTGTCATAGAATATATGCTGGTCATGATAAAATTACTGATAAACCTATAACAATTACTACATGGCAATCAGTATATAAACAAAAGAAAACATTTTTTCAAGAGTTTACTGCAGTCATTGGTGACGAGGCACACCTTTTTAAAGCAAAGTCACTAACAGATATTCTTACAAAATGTTATCAAGCAAAGTATCGTATTGGATTTACAGGAACTTTAGATGGTAGTAAAACAAATAAACTAGTTCTTGAAGGTTTGTTCGGTCCTTACGAAAAGATTACAAACACTAATGAACTAATTAAACAAGGGCACTTATCACGTTTAAAGATAAAGGTCTTAGTGTTAAAACATCCACATCAAAAATTTGAGTCATATCAAGACGAGATAGAGTATCTTGTTACTCATGAACGACGAAATAACTTCATTAAAAACTTAGCACTAGACCTTTCAGGTAACACATTGATTCTCTTTAATTACGTAGAGAAGCACGGCGAACCACTTTTTGATCTGATAAATAGTAGTGCGAAACCTGGTAGAAAGATTTTCTTTGTACATGGTGGTGTTAATGTAAAAGACCGAGAGGAAATTCGAGCAATTACCGAAAAGGAATCTAATGCAGTTATCATCGCAAGTTACGGAACTTTCTCAACAGGTATTAATATCAAAAAATTACATAACATTATTTTTGCATCACCATCTAAATCAAGAATAAGAAATCTACAATCTATTGGTAGAGTTCTTAGAAAAGGAGAAAACAAGAATAGTGCTGTATTGTATGACATCGCTGATGACATTAGTAATAATGATAAGTCACCGAACTATACCTTAAATCATTTATTTGAAAGGATTAAGATTTACAATCAAGAAAATTTTGATTACGAAATTGTAAACATTAAATTCAGAAAGTAGTATGCAAGAATTTTACGCAAGTATTAAACTAAAAAGTGGTGAGGAGATGTTGACTATTGTCACAGAAACTTGTCCAGAAGAAGATTATATTAAAATTAAGAATCCTATTGGAGTAGAAGAATTAGATATTCCTGGAATTATTCAAGGATTAAAAATTAAATTATGGATGAAACTTGCCCATAAAGATGAGTTTATTATTAATGGGGAAGATATACTGGCATTTAAAGAGGTAAGTAAAGAAGTTATTGCGTTCTATCATGCTAGTTTACAGAAGTTAGAATTCAATGAAACAAACAGACAAAGGCAAATACCTCTACCAAAACCTAGAAGGATGCAGGGACAGGTGCCGTTAGATAGAGACCTCGGTCTTATTTCTGACTTAGACGATGCAATAGATCTTTTAGAATACTTATGGAATTCTGAATCTTATACTAAAGATAACTCTGATTAACTTATCTCTTTAAAGCTATAGTTTGTTTCTGAACCTTGACAAGGTTATTATACACATATCCAGGGTACTTGTCAAGTCCCTTAAAATATGTTATGATATGGTGAGAAATCCAATTTATAAAGATGCGTAGAGCAAAAGAACATTATGTAAACAATAAGGATTTCCTTCACGCTATTATTCAGTATAAAGATAAGGTGGCAGCAGCGAAGGAAAAGGGAGAGAAGAAACCGCCTGTGGGTGAGTATATAGGAGGATGCTTTCTTAAAATTGCACAGCATCTATCATACAAACCTAACTTTGTCAACTATATGTTTAAAGATGATATGATTGGTGATGGTATTGAGAACTGTATTACTTACATAGATAACTTTAATCCAGAGAAATCACAAAACCCTTTTGCTTATTTTACACAAATTATTTACTATGCATTTTTACGTAGGATACAGAAAGAAAAGAAACAGGTAGATATTAAAAACAAAATAATTGAGAAGTCAGGATATAGTGAGGTATTTACTGCTGACGAACATGGATGTGACTCTTCATATGAACAAATTAAAAATTCACTTGAGCAAAAAATGAGGTAGTAATGAAAGTTGTTATTATTACAGACCAACACTTTGGTATGAGAAAGGGTAGTCAAGATTTTCATGACTATATGAGAAAATTTTATGAAGAAGTATTCTTTCCTTTTTTAGATAAGAACAAAATTAATACAGTACTTGATTTAGGTGATACTTTTGATAATAGAAAAGCAATTGATTTTTGGTCATTAGATTGGGCAAAGAAAAATTACTATGATCTTCTATCAGATAGAGGAATAAAGGTTTATACTGTAGTAGGAAACCATACTGCTTATTATAAAAACACTCTTGGAATTAATGCTATTAACTTATTACTTCAAGAATATGAAAACGTTCATTTAATTGAAAAACCTGAAACTCTTAACATAGGTGGTCTTGACATATGTTTTATTCCTTGGATCTGTGTAGAGAATGAAACAGAAACCTATGATGTTATCTCAAATACTAAAGCAAATATTTGTATGGGTCATCTTGAACTCTCTGGGTTTGAAGCACATCAAGGTTATTATATGGACCATGGAATGAATAGAGAAGTATTTTCAAAATTTAAAAAAGTGTTTACTGGACACTTTCATCATAGATCACATTCTGAAAACATCTATTACTTAGGTAATCCATATCAAATGTACTGGAATGACTATGGTGATGTTAGAGGTTTCCATTTATTTGACACTGAAACTACTAAACTTAAATTTATTAAAAATCCTTATAATATGTTTGCTAAAATTTATTATGATGATACAGTAGTAGATCCTGATACAATAGATGAAACTGAATGTAACAATAAATATGTAAAACTTATTGTTGAAAAAAGAACTAACTATTATGCATACGATAATTTAGTTGAACGTCTTTATCAAACAGGTGTACATGATCTTAAAATCATTGATAACACTCAAGAAGAAATTAACCCCACTGGTGATATTGAAGTTGAAGGAACTCTTTCATTCTTAGAAAATTACATAGAGGAGATTGATTACGAAGATAAAGATACACTGAAATCAATTATAGGATCTATTTACTCAGAATCGTTACAATTAGAATAATGTATATACTTACTGTTAAAGGAAAAGAATCGGAAGGAGCATACGCTCCTATATTCAATAGACAAAGTATTCTATACTTATTCACTAATCAAGATGATGCTGAGAGACATTCTATTCTTTTAGCAGCAGAAGATTATCCTGAAATGACTGTAGTAGAAGTAGAAGATGACGTTGCTCTTCACATTTGTAAACAAAATAATTATTCATACTGTATAGTAACACCTGACGACATTATTATCCCACCATATCAAGATGATTGAATTTAAAACTATTAAATGGAAAAATTTCCTGAGTACAGGAAACAATTTTACTGAAATTAATCTCAATAAACATAACAGAACTTTAATCATTGGTGAAAATGGTGCAGGAAAATCTACTATATTAGATGCACTTTGTTTTGGATTATTCAATAGACCATTTAGAAAAATTAATAAATCACAATTAGTTAATTCTGTAAACCTTGCTGACTGTAAGGTAGAAATAGAATTTAACATTGGTAAGGTTGCATGGAAAATAAATCGTGGCATGAAACCACTTATTTTTGAAATCTATAAAAATGGTTTACAATTAAATCAAAGTGCATCTGCAACAGACCAACAAAAATGGTTTGAACAAAACGTTCTTAAGTTAAATTATAAATCGTTTACACAAATTGTAGTTCTTGGATCTTCTACGTTTGTTCCTTTTATGCAATTATCTGCTCCAGGTCGTAGAGAAGTTATTGAGGACGTTTTAGATATTAGAATTTTCTCAACAATGAACACTATTCTTAAAGATAGAGTTAAAGAAAATAAGGAGGCAGTGTCTGAAATTGATCATGCTATCTCTATTTTAAAAGACAAAGTTGATGTCCAAAAAAGATTTATTGAAGATTTAAAGAAACAAAGTCAAGATAATGTGGTGCTTTGGGAAGAGGAAATTAATAAAATGGAACTTGAGATTGAATCTAATCAAAGTGAACTGGATCGTTATTTGGAAAATATTGATACACTGACTAAGAATATGAATGAATTTCCAAGTCCTCAAGAAGAAATTAATAAGTTAAATGAATTTAATATTAAGTTTCGATCTAAGATAAAAGATATGGAAAGTACAATTAAATTCTTAACTTCTAATGATGTGTGTCCTACTTGTAATCAAGAAATTACTGAGGATTTTAAAAATGAAAACATTAAGGTTAGTAATAAAAAGATATCTAAACTTGAATTTGCTTTAACTGATATTCAAACTAAAGAGAAAACTTTAAGTGATAACTTAAATAAACGTAATTCATTTCAAAAAAAGATATCTCAGAATCAAAATAAAATTAATAATTGTTTATCTACTATTAAGTGGAAACAAAATAAAGTAAAAGAAACTGAGGATCAAATTAAATCCCTAAAATCTAATACTGATAGCGTAGATCGTGAACGTGAAAAGATGAGGACCCTTATTGAACAAGGGAAAAGTCAAGAAATTCAACGTAGACAAGTTGGTAAACGTTCTACAGAGTTAAAAATTATTTCTGATATTCTTAAGGATAGTGGTGTTAAGAGTACAATTATTAGGAAATATCTTCCTGTAATGAATAATCTTATTAATAAACATCTTCAAGAACTTGAATTTTATGTTAACTTTAATCTTGATGATACGTTTAATGAAACAATCAAATCCAGATATAGAGATGAGTTTTCATATGCATCATTCTCTGAAGGTGAGAAGATGAGGATTGACCTTGCATTATTGTTTACTTGGAGAGAAGTTGCTAAACTTAAAAACTCTGTTAACACAAACATATTAATCCTTGATGAAATTTTTGATAGTTCTCTAGATGTAAATGGTACAACCGACTTTATAAATATCCTCAGAACTGTCAATGATGGTAACAATGTCTTTATCATATCACACAAAGAAGACATGCTTCATGACAAGTTTGATAATGTTATTCAATTTAAAAAGGTCAAGAACTTTTCTAAACCTTTTCAGACAGTTAAATAAGTGTCACAAGGACTGCCGACAAGGTGGTCCTTTCTTGTTATTATATGTTTAGTTAAAGAGGTAACATGAAATTTGAAATCAAAGAAACTCTTGCTAAACTTTTGGCAACAGAGAACTTGATTGTTGAACACCGTAAAGTAAGCACTGCATTTTTTAATGTAGAAAAACGTGTTCTTACTCTTCCTATGTGGGAGAAAGCATCACCCTTAGTATATGACTTATTAGTAGGTCATGAGGTTGGTCATGCACTTTATACTCCTAATGTAGATTGGAAAAAAGGTGACTATCTTTTAGTTCCTGCAAGTTTTGTTAACGTTGTTGAAGATGCTCGTATTGAGAAACTTATGAAACGTCGTTATCCTGGATTATGTAAAACTTTTTACAATGGATATCAAGAATTAAATGACG